TTAAACAATCAGATAATCAAAGGTCGCCTGATATTTCTTTCTATCAATATCGTAAGAAAAGAATGGCGCTGTTTTAAGCAGGCACTCGATTCCGTCGCTAGCCTGTATCGTATCCATCACCTGCTGCACACATTGCGCGCGTTCCTGCGCCGTGCTGGCATAAATATCCACCTGCACCCGCGGGTTGAAACTCTGGTAACAGTTTGTCGCCTCCACTTGCCCGGAAACAAGTACATAGCGCATGGCTGGCCACATGGCCGGGTCTGTGGCACTGTTCTGCACCGGTATCAGGTCTGGATAAACACGCCCACCGCATAAATCCCTTATGATGCTGTAAAAAATAGCTATTTCTTCCATTCTTTCTGCACCTCTTCCAGCAATATTTTGGTTGCTTCCTTTTTAGCCTCCCCGCGCTTATTGTCATAAGCTGGGCGCATAAACGGGTGTGGCTGCGGCATGTTAATACCGTATTCCACAAAGGTGGCAATCTGTTTTGCTCCTTTGGGAATTTCCTTGGAATTGGATACGGTAACAATATGCTTGGAAGTCAGCCCGTGCCGTTCCGAGGCGGGGATGCGCTTCATGATGATGCTGCGCCCGACGTGGCCGGGCTTTACTACTGTACAGGTTTTGCCGCCCTTGCCGTCACTGTTGTAAACCCGGTAAGGTTTTGGTGCCTTGTAGGCATTGTTTTTTGCCTCGTCCCGGATGATGGCTGCACCTTTGCCGGTGGCTTTTTTGGCAATGTCTTCCTGAACGCTCTTACCAAGTCGCCTTAGCTTTTTCTGCAACCTCTCCAGCCCGTTAACCTTAACGCTGAATGTCATCTTTAACCCTCGTTCATGCCCGTTGTACAAGGTAAATTAATTACTTCGGAGTGAATCGAATCCGGTAATACTGCCTGAATATTGAAAATACTACCCTTGTAAATAATCCGGTATTCAGGGGTAATGTTGGCTGTCAGTTTGCTTGTGCGCACCTGGATCGACACGGTACAACTTGCCGAATCCAGCCCGTTTTTAACAAATTCACGGCCAGACAGATAGGACATGTTTGCCCATACCTTGCCGACATCAATCCAATTTTTTTCAATATCTCCCAGACTGCCCTTGCTGATTTCCGGGCGTTGAATCAATACCCGTTTATCAAGTTTGCCTGCCGCAATACTCATGAATCCCCCCACATAATCCGGTACGGCTGCAATAAAAAACCGAGGGCATACATCGCCCCCGGTTTATCCCGTTTATCTAGGCATTGGCCGCTTCCGGTGTAAATCCAGCAGATTATGTGCATTAACCGGTACGGCGGCATTTTCAGCCCGACCCAAATCCTCCCGGTGCGCATAAAAATATCCTGCGGTTATTAGCATGGATAATATGATATCTGGTGTAACCACAATACCATCTTCCGCACCCGCCTCTTCTGCCGCGCGTTTCTCATCCGCATCTACATACACAGGGCGATTGAGGTAGGCAATCACATGCGCCTCCGCCGCGCTACCGATCAGCTCCAGCAACTGGTCTTCCTCATCGGTATCCAGTCGCTGGTTGTCACGTATCTGCTTTACTGTAAGAAAACGCATTACTTATTGCCGCCGTTTTTCTTGTCGTCCTTTTTGGACGCTGCTTCCGCCTTGGCCGCTTCCGCTTCCGCCTTGGCTGCCTCCGCTTCCGCCTTAGCTGCCTCCGCTTCCGCCTTAGCTGCTTCCACTTCCGCTTTAGCTGCCTCCGCTTCCGCCTTAGCTGCTTCCACTTCCGCTTTAGCTGCCTCCGCTTCCGCCTTAGCTGCTTCCACTTCCGCTTTAGCTGCCTCCGCTTCCGCTTTGGTTGCCTCTACTCCCACTTCTGCCGCACCCTCAGGCGGCAAACAACCCCATTTACGTGCGTTTTGCTCATGCTCCGGCGGGCACTCCTCTCCCGCTTTAAGCAGCGTCGGATACAGTTGCCCCGGTAAAATGCATTTAAAATCCTTGATTAATTTAGCCATTTTAAAACCCCTTACATAACGAACGCTTTAACCGCTTCCGGATTATCAACCCCACCACCAGTGCGCTTAGTTGTATAAAAGTGAACATAGGGTTTATTGCTAAACGGGTCACGTAACACACGGATGCCTTTTCGATCCAGAATAATATAAGCACGGTTAAAGTTACCAAATAATATCGGAATAGAACCGCTACCCATATCCGGCATATCAGCCACTTCATACACTGGATAACCCAGCAAACGGTTAGGCTGCCCTATCTGCATTGACTGCTGCCACAGATAATCACCCGCATAATTTTTCATTTTGCGTGCCAGCGTCATCGTCTTGCGATTCATCATAAATGCCGCATTGGGCATAAACGCAGAGGGCAATGCGCCGGTTAGGTCAAAAAGATCATCAGGGTCTAGTTCATGGCTACTAGAACCTATAGCCTGAACTGCCTGAATTGCACCGAGTGGGTGCGCTTTTTCGTTTGCCTGCCCCTCAACAAACGTAAGAATACCTATTGGTTTACCATTAGCCCCGTCACCAGCAAAGAAAGCTGCATTTTCACGAATGGCGAACTCGTTACTTACTTCCTCGTTAACCAGCGCCTCAACATCAATCTCCGCATCATCCAGTGCCGTCTGTGTAACTGCCGGATTGGCGTAAATCTCTCCGGTTTTGAACTCATATTCTTTCAATTCGCCCGTTTTTGTTTCCGGCCGCTTATCCGTTTCCCCCACCCAGCCAGAAGCAAAGCCGTGCAGGTTATAAACTTTTTTGAAAGAAGCGTTGTCCGTGGTCTTTACATTAAACAATTGCCGCGCTGGCGAAATTTCCACCAGCTTATTGGTTACCGTACGATCCCACTCCGACGGTGCCACCACGCCAAGATTACCATCTTTAGTTAGCGCAGCATTGACTTCACCCGAACGCAAATAACTGGCCATAGCTGCACTTTGCGCCATCGCCTCGGGACTGGCACCACCCACGCCGTTCATTTGCCCCGCGGCAATCTTTTTAGCCAAATCATCATAACTGGCCTGTAAATCCACTATCGTCTGTTTTAATTCCGCCTGCGCCCTTTCCCCTGCTCCCATTTGTTCACGCAAAGCATTCACTTCACCAGTCTGGTTGTTTTGCCAGTCCTGCAAACTTGACCGAATACCATTAATCATAGTCACCGGATCACTGCCCGTATTGGCATATACCCCAATCACACCACGTAACGGATACTGCTTCACACCTTGCTTTTTCATACTTAATCCTTTCTATTCAAAAAATTCAAAAGGCCATTTGCACTAGCCAAAAAATCATCGCTGCCAGCGCTGGGCGTAGCAGAATCCTCAGCAGCGCGCGGCATGCTGTGGTTTTTATTCAATGAACTTAATACCTGCCGCCGTTCTTTTCGCGACATACCCAATTGCGCCAAAGCCGTATCTACTAACGCCCTAGCCTGTTTACTTTCACTATCGACCGTAGTCTGCTTTTTCACTTCCAGCCGGCCGGTGGCCAAACCGCATTCCATCGCTGCCGTACAATCCAGCCATGTTTCTTTATCCATCATGGCAGCAATTTCATCCAATGGCCGATGGCTCCGCTGTGCATACAGGTCTGCCATAGCCTTGTCAAAAGCACCCAAGCCATCAATAACGCCCTGCAAATCATGCCGATTACCCATAGCCAGACACCATGCGTTATGAATCATTAGAAAGGCACCTGAGCCGATCAGAATTTCATCCCCGGCCATGGCAATCACCGAAGCTGCACTGGCCGCCATGCCTACCACCTGCACCGTTACCCGACCCGGGTGCATACTCAACTGGTTATAAATACCTACCCCCTCAAAATAACTACCGCCGGGGCTGTTGATATTCACCACCACATCATTATTACCAATTCGCTTTAGTGCTTTGGCCACATAGTCACAATTTGCAGTACCACCGTCATAACCGCCGATAACGTCATAAATATTAATCACATTACCGTTATCATCATCGTCATCCTGCGCCTTAATACCCGCCGACCACTTTTTTGCGGCCTGTGGCGTTAACTCATACGAAACTTTTTCGGGAATCGCTCCCGCGTTCAGTTGAGGTAATTTAATCAAGCTCATTCTGTTTGCCTCTTTTATCCATCTGCTTAGATGTCATCGGATTTTTTAAACTGTCAGCGTCCTTGTCCTTGCTGCGGGGTAAATCGCATGTGCGCCGCACCTCATTCTGTGTTAGCCATGGCTGCGTACCACCAGCACCCAGCGCTTTACTGAAATACTCCGCCTGATCTTTAAGCGAACCATGCAGCAATGCCCCAGTATTGAATTTAAGTATTTTGCCGTCGTCATCAAGTAATACCCGTTCCAGTGCTTGCTCCCACAAGGTCAGCCATGGATTTAAGCCAAATTTAATAAAGAAAATACCCAGCTCATTAATGCCTGAACCCCATGAAGTATCGTCCAGCATCAATAGCGGACGCGGTACCCCAAAAAAGCGGGCAACTTCTTCTATTTGGTGCGCGCGGTTTTCCAGCAACTGAGCATCCACCGCCGTACTCGACCATTTGGCCGCCTTGGCGCCATCTTCCAGCAGAATCACCCCGCCGGCATTTTCAGCACCACTATTAGCCGCCCGCAGTGATTCCCGCAGACGGTTAAAACCCTCATCGGTTAAAGCCTTTGGTACTTCCACTGCCCCGCTGGCCATAACCCCGTGTGCAAATGTCCGCCGGGTGGCTTTCTCCGCACTAAAAGCTATGCCCAGTGCTTCCCGTGCCAGCTTTACCCGTGAAATACCTTTAATTCCGTCTTCCGAATAATCGCGCAGATGAAACACCTCATCGGCGCCCATTTGCGTCTGCTTACCTTTGGCGCTGGTATATGTATAGCGCAGCGACCAATCATCTAGCTGTTCTACTGATACCCGTGTCGGATGCATCGGCACTAGAGAAACCACCCGCTTGCCACTGCGTATAACCCGGGCATAGGCATTACCGTATTCCAGCAGCAGTGTTTGCATCTGCCGCTTGAACTCGTAGGCCGTCTGCCAATCATTGGGCTTTTTCTTGATCAACCGGTATAGTGGGTCATCTTTCAGCACCTCCTTTTCATCCGTATCTGTTAGTAACCTGATGGGCAGATAGGCGATGCACTCCGAAATTACATTTACGCAACGGTTTAATGCCGAGTTCATCAGGGCTTTATTTTCGCCAATCTGCACCCCGCCACCACTAACGCTATTGCGGATAAATTCCTTAAATGCCGGATCATCCACCCCGTCAAATCGCAACGCCTGTAAACCCTCGCCACGAATACCTCGCGAAGAATTTTTGCGCGCTCTCTTATCTTTTTTACTCATAGCTGATATATCGAACCCCGCGCGTTTCATATACTGATTTATCGTTTCTAGGCTCAGCGTTTGGGTTTTCGGTCAGAATATGCACCGCATCCAGCATGGCCATCACCGGGTCAATCTTCGCCCAGCCACTCGCTTGTTTAGTTATCAGTAAACTGTTAGAACGTAATTCAGTACGGGCGTTAGATATCGACCAGGCAAACATAGCGTTATTACCATGCTGCAATGTTCCCTCCGCCAGCTTTCGCTCTACCGTCTGAATCGCATTTTTTAATCGCCACCCCTGCGTAACCGCTTTTAATAAATCCTGCGGCACATGACGCTCCAGAATGGCATCGACAATCTGGCCTACACCAGCACTATCCAGCCCAATTTCAATCAGCAAGCCACGGTCATAAATGTACTTCACCATATCGGCAATCTCTTCGATATCATCGCCAACCTGCGACACAATCGTCATTTCACCCGCAGCCGCAAAACCCTCCAGCGTAGAAGCAATACTTTTGCGCCGCTCCAGCACAATCGGGGAAGCCCATGCATAAGCCCATACCATCCATTGGCGCGGTGCACCCTTGCGTCTGCCCACCACGGCCAGTGCCAGCAGGTCATCAAGGCCACCACCATCAATCCCTATCGTCACCGCCTCACAAGCGGCCAGTAATTCATCTAGCGTGCCAATAGATTCCAGTGTATTTTTTTCCCAGAAATTGGCCGCCAGCCATACATCATTGGTTAAAGCTATGGAAATCGGCACATTCAGATGCTTAGCCCAGAACTGCCGCTCCTCCTCCGGTTTACCGTTTTTCGCCTTGTCCCATAGTTGCCGCAGTTGATCAACGCCTACCGATGCGCCCAGATTGGGATTAGTAATGTAGAAGTTGTCCGGATTCATATAGGCTTTTGATTCCAGCATCGACGGCGGGAATTCATACAGCACCGGTAAAAAGTAGTTCTGCGTTATTTCACCATCGCGCACGGCTCGTCCCCGGCTCAGCAGGTCAGCAAATACCCCGCGTGGTGCTTCATCTGAATGAGTAGACAGATAAATGGTAAAACCGTCCGGCCGTGAAACCATCCCACCCGTCACCTCAGTAAACATATTCACCGCATTAGCGCGCTTACCGAACAGCCAGACTTCCTCAATCAATACCCCTGTGCCCTTTACCCCGGATACCGTATCCGATTCAGCCGCAATAATCTGCAATTTTGCATTAGTGCCGCGATGGGTAATCGTACGGCTATGCTCTTGCACCTGAAAAAGCTGGCGCAACTGCGGGTCAGCATTAATCATCGCCCGCGCCGGATTAAAACTGTTATTAGCAACGTGTTTAGTCGGCGCAATGATGTAAAACTCAGCATCCCGACGCCAGTTAAGCACCAGCGCGGTCAGCATGATTCCGGCACTGTATGTCGATTTGGAATTTTTCTTGCTGATAAGCAAAAAGAACTCATTAATCAGCCGCACCCCTGTATCAGGGTTATAGGCACCGAAAATCGCCGCTACAAAATCAAATATCCAGTTCTTCGATACCCCCGGATCACCAATCCGCGGCTCCCCCGGCACATCACACAGCCTTAGGGCGCGAAATATGCGCAGCGCCGCGTCCGCTGATTCCTGAAATAACGGCGGTGTCACAATCAAACTTTGCCTGTTAACAATCCGTTGCTGCCAGTCAACGCATGCCGTAGTCCATTCAGGCGTAGCAGATTCCACCAGCGCGCTCATTGCAACCGCCCGATGGACGGTGATCGCAACGGTGCAAACGTATCAGTCTGCAATATTTCTTCCGCCGCAGCCTGTTGCGCTTCTTTCTTGCCCGTTTCACCCACTTTGCCGTACTTGTAGGGCAATACCGTTTGCAAACTCTTAATCTGCGACTGTGTTAGGGTAACTATCCCCATGCCGGCCAGCGTCAGCAAATCGCGTGGATCAAGTAACGAATAATTTTTATCACCAATCACCACCTGTAGCCCCGTTTGTACAATCACTTCACCGTAAAACGAATCAGCCTGTAATGCGGGTACTGTATCAGCCACTTTTACCGCAGCTTTCGCCAGATCATCACCCTGTTGGCTGGCAGAATTAGCCATTGGCGTACTTAATTTTTCGATAAGTGCTATCACCTCAGGGTCTTTGCGCAAGCGGCTACCCGTCGCGCTGGCTGTTTTCTCACTATAACCGGCCTCAATCGCCGCCTCCCGGTTTGAAATCCTCCCGCCACTGATAGCAATAGCGCGTGCGAACAACTCTTTTTGCTCGTTCATAGCCATTGCAAAACTCCTGTTAAAAAAAAGACGCGCCAAAGCGCGTTTAACAAGCCAAAATAGGCCTAAATCAATAAATTTATTGGTAAAACCCTAGCCTGTTAAAGCCTTTAACAGGTTAAAAAGGGGAATTTTTTCCGCGATTGAGAGGGCAGGCGGTGACCGGTTGCCGGTTAACTCAACTTTACAACACCCCCCTGCCTATTTTTTAAGCAGTACACGCAATAATAAATGGTTACTCAAAGTTACTACTAAACGATATGATTAAAGAATGCAGCACTAATCTTAGTATGCTTATCCCATCCAGAAATCACGTACTCACAATAAACGGATTAATTGCACTCATAGCATTACCCGCGCCGGCTCTCCAGTCTAGTCTTTACCCTATGGCAGACTTTACATAACGTCTGCAAATTACCCATGTCATCTGTGCCACCTGCTGCAATGTTCACAATATGATCCACTTCCATCTCCTCTGCGCTAACCAATCCACAGTATTGGCAGGTGTATCTATCCCTTAGCAATACTGCCTCACGCAAGCGACGCCACGGCCTACCACCACGCCCACGACCCCATACACCAGCTTTACCACTCTTGCGCTGTCTGGGAGATGGAAGCCGACTGTTACAACCTGCGGGCATCAGTCTGCTAGCTTTAACTGTTAACTTCATATTACTAGTCCACTTATCAAAATAAACAAATTTGTTTATAAAGTTACTTGCAATCATAAACATTTTTGTTTATAATTAATCCATGTTAAATTAATAGTAAGGAAATGAAACAAAGCGAATTTTTACGCTGGTTGATGGCTCAAGGGGTACAAGTTAAAGATGGTTCGAAACATTTAAAACTTTATTACGCTAATAAGCAATCAACATTACCCAGACATCCTAGTAAAGAAATCCCAACGGGTCTGGTTAAAGCAATAAAAAAACAATTGGGATTGTAGCAATAGCCCTCTTTATGAGGGCTTATATCGCAAACTTTGCTTCATTCTTTAATAATCGTTATGGTGAATATACTTATGCAATATCCTGTTTTAATAACGCGCGACGATAATAGCTATACTGTAACGTTTCGTGATATCCCCGAAGCGTTAACCTGCGGCGATACTCTTGAAGATGCTCGTAATATGGCCGCTGATGCGCTATTAACTGCCATGGAGTTCTATTTTGAAAACCATCGCCAAGTCCCGCTACCATCAAAAAAACAAAAAGGTGAGGAATTAATTTCCTTACCTCTAAGCGTTGCTGCAAAGGCTCTTCTGCTTAATGAAATGTTAAAACAAAATGTTTCTAATGCAGAATTAGCTAGACGTTTACTTACACGACCTCAAGACGTGCAGCGACTAACAAACCTTAATCACTCAACCAAAATCGATACAATTAACGCCGCGTTAAACCAATTAGGCAAACACCTTGAAATTAGTATCGCCTAATACCGATTACTAGAACATAAAAGCCAGCAGTTAAGCTGGCTTATTAATTATTACTGGCGTTAATATGTAATCTTAAGCTCTTCACCCATCGCAGCTAAAAGATAAGCCATAGTTCCAATCGTTAGATTGGCCTTACCGCCCATGATGTGGGTAATGTACGATATGTGTTTACCTGTAGCTTTAGCTAACTGCGCCTTTGTCATCCCTTTTGCTAATAACAGGTTAGCCAGCAGCAGGGCAAATTCAACCTTTTGCCCCTCTGCTACATATTCGTAATCAATTTGCTTTATTTGCTTTTTCATGGTTTTCTATCTTAACAATTGATATTTCATTAATATGCAAATGCTTTAATACCTTGTCGGTTAGAACTTAAAAATCAGATAGTCTTCATATCTATGTCCTGTATTAACGTGTGCGTTAATTGAAACAAAATCATAACCCTTAAACCGTTCATTTTTTTGCTCAGTCATATAATCTAAATATTCTATAATTTCACTGTGCTTATTCGAAAATAGAATAAATGGCGGCCTAATAAGTGTCATTAATCTTATAAAACTAATAAACCTGAATTCTTCTGCTTTACGATAAGCCTTTTGTTCTGAAAATAAGTAAGGCGGGTCAAGGACAAGTAGCGTATTTTTATTATTTACATGTTCTGGCAGTAACGCATCAAACGATTTAGAAACAACCTCAATACCATCTAAATAACTAGCAGCCAGCGGATAATCATTTTTCCGCACCCTATTGTAAAGCGCAGCTTCTTTATAGAGCTGATTCAAATTTTCTAAAGTAGCACCAGAAAATAAAAGCCAAGTCTGTAAAGAATTAAGGTCTATATAACCATCAAAGTTTCTAATTACTTCAATAACCAAATTGCGTGTTTTTTTATCTATTCTGCCTTTTATAGGTACATCTTTTAAAAGGTCTGATAATAGCCGCCTTAGTCTATTAATGTCTTCAATATGAGCCAGCCTATGCGCGTAATTCTCAAAGTCATTGTATATTACCCTTGCGTTAGGCTTTAACTGCTTCGCATGATGAGCTAATAACCCACTACCCCCAAATACATCGATTATTGTCCAGCTTTCCCCTTGTCCTTCAATATTTTCATCAAGCACTTTCATAAAGTGCCTTAAAAAATTCCTCTTCTGCCCAATAAAAGGCAATGGCGCCTGTTTAAATAGTTTCACCTGCGCCTTGCTACTTATTACCATAAACCTCTAATTACCTCTTAAATACAAAAAAACCAGCCGTATAGGCTGGTCATAAATACCCAAATAAAAACCCGCCTAAGATGGGCGGGAAATATTTAACTATAAGGAATTATATTTAATTGCCTTTCTTCAGGGCGCAAAAAAACTGCCAACAAGAGAAAGGCAAATTAACGGTGCTTTTACAAGGGAAGCATACCTATACTGTATATTAGCATTATATATAAGATATCCACTTTTATCAAGTGGTTACTTAAAATATTTATTAAAATTTTGGTCATGCTGTAAATAATCCCAAAAAACTATCAACGCCCTTTCAACATCTCTATACCACGTACTACTGTTTTTCCGTGTGCGCTGATTTTTTTGAACAACTTCCCTCCCAGAACGTTTAAAATACGGGCTTATATAAGCATACTGAATTCTTAGAATAGCAAATGCTTCCCTGTTGGTATTAGCTATTTTAAATAAAGCTCTTTTGACCATATCAAACACTTCTGGCGGATAGCGCAATATAAAAGTTGTTTTGTTTTTATCAATACCGCTTCTGTACTTCCATTCAATGCTTCTGCAATGCCCTTGCCTTACAACATCCCGCATCGCCCGCTCATACGCTTTTAAAACGTCTTCAGCGGCATCTATGCTACATTTTGATAACATAAGTCCCTCCTATCAGTGAACTTAACATCATTTTCAGCTCCCCATGCTGTTATATACTCAATCAGACTAGCCATGCGCTTAACCCCCATCTGCGCCGTCGATTCCCTTAGGTTAATAACCTCACCCTCTAGCCCTATCGCCATTTCTGCCTGTCCGCCAGTTGCTATCCGATGACCACTTACAAAAATCATCTTCCACTGCTCAATACTCAGTTTTTTGCCGTTGAATGTTTTTTGTTTAGCTATGTCGCCAAGCATGGCATGTAATTTGGCATTCTGTTCGTCTGAACGTGTAACACCTCGCACTTCAATTAAAATTGCATCATGAGCATTTAACAATTCACCTATGTAGTCCCATGCAATTTTCATCACATCGCGTTTATTATTTTTATTGATTTTTCTTTTAAATCGCTCAGTCATAACAATGCCCTCCTTTTTTCTTTGTATAGCCTCTCTAACTGGCGTAAATCGTCTTTAGTGTAGTGACGTGGCGCGTTATCAGACTCCAGTGCTTCTACAGCCTCCAATCCAATACGCTCAAGCAGACTGATGCGATAGTTAACATGATTGCCACTTAAATAATTGTTGCAACGCTTACATTGGCCATGGCAGTTATCTTCATTAAAGCGTAGATTAGGTGCTGAGCCTACCGAACGATAATGCCCTGCATCGTAACCATTAGGCGCATCAGGCAAGGGATTGCCGCAGCTAATGCAAGGCTGGTGTTTGTCTCTTAATCTGATAAAAGCATTAAATGCCGCCTGGGCACGCTTCGTAAGCTGCGGTAGCGTTTCTAATGCGCGCTTACGGGCTTTTATAACCGCCCTTTCCCGCCGTCTTGCGGCCGCCTGTGCTTTTTTATTGTCAGCCTCGCGCTTTTGCTTGTTCAAGGCTATGGCGCAAGCTGAGCTGCAAACAATCTGTAATGCCCGGTGCTTTTCAAACTCTGCGCCACACCAGCGACATTTACGTTTGGGTGGTTTTCGTAGCTGCTTCATTTTCACCATCTCCGCAATGTCCGTAACTCGTTTTCAATCGTATCTGGCTCAATTTCAAAACCAGCAAATCGGCATACCGCTTCAAAATCTCGACTTGTGAAATAATCCATCTCTTGACGTACCGCCCATTCGAGATTTTTGGCTTTTGTGTTGGCTATTCTTTCGCGTGCGTCTCTTAGTGCATAAATAATAACCATCGACCATAAACGTTGACATGCTTTTGCTTGTTCTTTACTAGCTACCGGATCAATGTACATTTCAGTCTCAATCTCATTCATTTGTTTATTTTCACCTTTCCATCTGCATAAGTTCTTGGCAGCGTTTTTTGTGTTCTGCATCTTTTCTAGCTATCCACTCTTCCCGCTTCTTTCTCAGCTCATCCTCTATTGGCTCAAATTTGCCTTTTGGGCATTCCCCGCAATAAGGGAAATATCTCCATATCTCATCAAACCGACACCAGCCCCAGCCGCCTTTCCTTGTCATCTCATCGGCAACATATTCGCCTTTATTATTTTTTCGTTTCAGCATCCAATGACGACAAGCTATGCAGGTATTTTTATCCACGATACGACCCCCAGTTAAAACCAAGAATTAAGCCGCCACCCTCTTTTAGCCTGTCGACGATGCGTTCACCCAATGCGTCTTTAAACTGGTTTATATTCAGATTGCTAATGACAATCGTCGGTTTCATGTTCTGATAGCGGGCATTAAAAACATCGAATAACGCACGGCTTTCTGCATCAGTACCAGACTGAATGCCAACCTCATCAACAATCAGCAGGTCATAATTTCCAAAGGCTGTAATGATTTCTGTTTCAGTGTATTCAGCGTTGTAGCTCTTCGATTCTCTAACCAGCCTGTTAATTTCTGAAACGCTGGTAAAACGCGCTTTACCACCATAGTGTTTAATGACGCATAAAGCCATCGCGCTGGCGATGTGAGATTTTCCTGTACCAGTATTGCCCAGCATTGTCATACAGCGCCCAGAGTGCCCCTGAGGGCTGCTAAATTCAATCAAAAAAGCCTTGGCGTCGTTAATTACATCCTGTTGCTCTTTGCAACTCACCTGATAGTTTTTTAGCGTTTTGCTAAGAAAGCGTTTTGGAATGCCTGAATTGCCGATTAGATCGTCAATCAGTTTGCTTTTACGTTCGGCAGCTTCTCGTAACTGCGCCGCTTTTTCGTCTGCAATGCGTTGTTGTTCGCGTTCACGTTCGCACTCTGGGCATTTGGTAACGCGACCAGATTGATATTTCGTTTGCTGGTATTCGCCATGTGTGCTGCATGTGGCTGTGCTTTGTCCGGCAACCACAAATTGCGGGTGGCTGGCAAACATGCTGCCTACCGATGTCAATCCGCTCACCATGACAATCTCCCTCCCTCTGTGTGGTGAGGCACGTCTTTAACGCTTGGCTTAACTGCATTGATTTGCGTCATCTGCTCGCCCCTATGCATGTCAGTCAATACCTGCTGATAGTTCTGGAGCAAGCAACCAAATCCATGCCTAGACTTCACAAACCAGCTATCGTTGTGTGATACAAAATATTCAGCCAGTGATGGCGCAACCTCCTTGCCAACGTACCTAACCAGCGTTGCGACCTGCCCCCGGGTTTTTTGATTAGCGGCTGGTAGCACCCCGTACCGATCGCGATAGGCTCTTGCGTACGACTCCCAGCAAGCGACATTGTCAGGGTTCGCTTGTTTGGATTTTTTCACTTGCTCCGATGGCACTGTGGGTGCGTCAGCAACCCCGGTGCCTATTATTGATGGTTCTAATTGATGGTTCTTTGATGGTTCTTCTTTAAAGGAAAGTGCAAAATTTGCAGGTAACTCTGCGGTAATTTGCACATTGGTAGGTGCAAATTCTGCATGTGCAGAATTTTCACATGCAGAATTTGCAGGTGCAGAATTTGCACTTTGGCTAAAATTATCTAAGTTGATAACGTACAAATTCGCCTGCCGACCACCGCTTTTTTGCCTGCGCTCAGTAGTTAAAATTCCGTATTTTTTTAATTTGTTAATCTGATCAATTAAAGACCGTGGGCTCATGCTGCATTTTTGAGCCAAATATTCTTGGCTTGGGTAGCAAACACCATCATCATTAGCGTGGTCGCATAGTGCTAATAACACCAGCTTTTCGCCTTGTGATAAGTCCATTTCCCAAGCTTTAGCCATTAATTTAACACTCATATTGCACCTCTAACCTATGCTAACCAGTGAGTAACGCGCGTAACGTCTCCTTGATTTTTCATCTTTCACCATTCGCGTATTAATTACGTGCCCATCTTGCCTTAGGTCATAAATCCGCGCGCCTAGTCGCATACAACCAAACTTGCGCAAGGCATCTAATGGCGTTATTGAATTGCCATCTTTTAGATACTCAAGAATCTGGCTTGTCTGAGTTGCTTTAGTTGTCATTGGTTAATACTCTCGTGAAATATATGTAGATACGTTTTTTTGTGCAGAGTTCTTAAATAATTAAGCTGAGCTTTAGGAATCCCTCGTTGCCTCCATTGAGATACCGCTCCACGCGTCACCTCACAGATTTTTGCAACTTTTGTTACACCTCCAAGCGCATCAATAAATTCATTGTCTTTTTTATACATGGTCTGCGTCTCAAAAATTAAATTTAAATAAGTATAGTTTTCTATACTATCAATAGTCAAGCATACTATACGTTTTTTTGTTTAGACTACTGAACAAAACAGAAGGGATTGTTTGACATGAGTACACTAAGAGAGCGTTTACAAGAATTAATGTCAGAACATGGACTCGTTACGCAACAAGAGTTGGCAAATTTTGCAAAGGTCTCTAAAGGGCTAGTCAATCAATGGTTTAAAGGCGATACTGGACTGGGTAAAAAACCATTATTAGAGTTTGAAAAGAAAACAAATTTTTCTTCTCAATGGCTAGCAGAAGGCTCAGGCAATAAATATAAACCAAGTAGAGATAATGAAAACATCACCACAACTACTTTATCAACCACAGTAATACCTACACAAAGCAACACAACAATATTGAGACTATATGATATGCGTGCATCCTGCGGTTTTGGGTCTTGTAATCCAGATTTCCCTGAACTTTTAAGAACAATAGAAATTCCTAATAACGCTCTTGTTGAACTACTTGGAACACAAAATCTAAATGGCGTTGAATTAATGCCACCAGATGGCGATAGTATGGAACCAACCATTCCAAGACGCTCAATTACTTTAATTAAAACTGATATAGATAAATTTCAAGATAGTGGCGTTTATTTAATCACCTTTGATGGTTATACATATATTAAACGGCTAGCAAGAGGTAAGTCTGGAGTTATTAAAGTAATATCAGACAATAAGCGATATGCGGATTCTGATTTCGATATTCAGCCAGATGAGCTTGATCGCCTAATTATTCACGGGAAATTTTGGAAAGCGCTGCCTCTTGATTTTATAGATATTTAATTTTTATCCATCTTCATTATTCGGTCATGTTTGCTTAAAAATCCTTTTAATTTAAAAGCAACTCTATTTAAATATAACCACAACCATAGTTGTGGTTTTCTTGTATAGTTTTCTATACTTTTTTATTTTTTAAAATCAAATATATATATGAAAATTAGAAAAATATTGTATATTTTTCTAAACTTTCTATTGACCTTATTAGTTTAGTTTTCTATACTTACTACATCGAAGTTAAACAACTTCACCGCACCGGCTCAGGGCAGCGGGATATAAAAGCCTGAGGCAAGTTAGGGAGCTTGCTGGCAAGCCGTTAAGCCCTCGCGGGCGGCCAATAAAAAACCGGTAAGCTCGCCGAAAAAGTAGGCTTTAATGTAGGGCTTACAGACAGACAAGTCTAAAAATCCAAAGAACTTTATGAAAGGAGAGCGACTTCAAACATCAACTTTGACGTATATCTGAATGTACAAATACTTAGATATACAAACACGCTAATGAGTTTAAAAATCGCAGCCCATTCTAACGAGTGGGCTTTAGTTTTTGAGCTTGATGGCTGTAGGTAACTAACGACGCAAATCAGTGCGTCTTTAATTTATCTATTACCAATAACATCTCACTAATTGGAGATTTCAATGTGGGTAACTTCACCAGATGTGCAATGGGATATAGATTCTGCTTATGCAGACGCCATCGATATGGAAGTTGGTTTAATGCAACGCACAGAATGCATTGAATATTTAGAGAATATCGTTAAATTCCCAATATGGGATGCGATAGTTTTAGCCCTCGATAGCAATGCTATTGAATTAGATATAAGCACAGAACCTATTGAGTCTTTGGAGGATATAGTTGATTACAAACTATGGGACAAGATAGTTGCAGCACTAGAATGCGTTGCACAAGAGTTGCTAGAAGCTAATAGAGATTAGCCATCAAAGTAATATCAAGGAGTAAAACATGGGAATAACTACTGAACGGCTAGCTGATGATGAGCTAGTGGCTATCGCAGATAAGGCAATTGGCGAACTATACAGCTCAGAATACTACAAGGATATACAAAAGGTAGCAAATGAGCTGGTTAAGGCAATTTATTTAGGCGGCCATTACAGGCAGCAGACAGTTGGGCAGATATTAAGCCATCTGCCACTAGAGGCTGAAAGAATGGTTGCTAAGTATGTTCAAAGCAACGCAAACTAAAAGGAGTTAATCATGATTGAAGTTACAAAAAAAGCAGAACCCGAAATCAAATATCCTGTAGGTAGAAAATCAAAGATAGATGGGTCGATTGTTATCTTTTGGAAAGAGGGGCGTGCTACTGTTGCTTTCCCCGGGGAAAGCAAGCCCAACGCTGGGAGTACATATGATGGGTTAATCTCATGCATGGATGAAAACACGTGGGAACCTGTAGACATGCATATTTACGGATAACTTATCAATTCAAATGCATTCGATGAGTGCATTTTCGTGGATGAGTAGACAACGCCAGCTAATAGCTGGCTCTTTTTATTGGAGCTTTAAAATGACTGCACCTGTACTAGACCCATGCTGTGGCAGTCGCATGATGTGGTTTGATAAGCAAGATGAGCGCTGTCTATTTGGTGACAAAAGACAGGAATCTACTACTTTATGCGATGGCCGTGCATTGGAAATTAAACCAGATATCCTGCTGGATTTTACTGATTTGCCATTCAAAGATAATGAATTTCATCTTGTTGTTTTTGACCCGCCGCATTTGAACAAAGCCGGTTCTAAATCGTGGCTGGCTAAGAAGTATGGAATACTAGGACAAGACTGGCGAGATGACTTACGGAAAGGTTTTGCTGAATGTTTCCGAGTTTTAAAACCAAACGGCACTTTAATCTTTAAATGGAATGAAACCCAAATCAAGGTTAAAGATATTTTAGCCCTCACACCGCATAAACCATTGTTTGGCCATGTGACTAAAAGACATGGAGGCACGCACTGGTTTACTTTTATAAAAGATTAATTTGCCAGCTATTAGCTGGCGTTTTTAATAGAAAGGAAGAGGTAGTTATGTACGCTGTTTTTGGCAAGTCTCTTTCAAAAGAAGAGCAAAGAAAAGATAAAGCTGCCAGTAAATCTAGTCCATCAGATAGGTATTATTCCAATAATAATGCGTATCAAATTTCACCTAATTACTATGATATAGCACGCTGTTATGAGTTTATCGACCTTGCAAAAAAAACGCATGACGTAAGATGCATATACATCGCACAGGCGGAGAAAATTACTATTGGCGGCAGACCTAAACTTAGCAAGAAAACCGGTAAGCCATTATCCCGATTCGTGAGATTAACAGGAATTTAGCATTGGTGAAACCATGATTAAACTACAGATAACTGCATTTATTGCAGTTTTTTTTATGACTGCTTCCATGATGATATTACCTGTACCTACTGAAACAGAGCAGCTACAGATGCAGCGCGAATACGTCGCTAAACAAATGCAACAAAAAGAGCAATTAGCAGATTTAGAAGTTAAACGGATAGCTGATGCGTATGCGCGGATGAGTGATGCAGAACGCTTGCGCGGTGATGCTGAGGTTTTATATTGAGAGGAAATAAAAATGTATATGTATATGACTAAATTTACAGAGGCTGTATCAACCCTTCCCAGTTGGGCTGTTTTGAAGCTTAATGACAAGAATGCGGCAATCCTCGCCCCATTTGAACTTGGCTATGGGGCACGGCTTTTTTTGTATATTCACAGTAGAGACGAATTATCTTTTAAGTTGACGGACGATGGTCGAACTGCCAATTACGTCGCTCATAGAGACTTAGACCTAACAGAAGAATTAATACATGAATTAAATAATACGCACGGCATTAAATACGCGCAAGTTAAAGCCTGCGGCGAAATCATAGCGGAGCACAGGGATTTAAATTTATTGCACAAAGCCGTCGAGGACGCAGCAAAGTTGGCACTCGCTATGGTATTTAGGTGCCCTAATTAGGAGGTGTTAAGATGACTAAGAATGAAGAATTAACATTAAAAGAAGACTCTTGGGAGATTGAACGCCGCGATGACGGTCGAATTCTGCTTTTTTCTCCATACGAGATTGTGGATGGTGAAAACTTTTGTCTTTTTCTTACTGTTAATGATGAGGAGTTCGAATTAACGGATGACAATTACGTCGCAATGACCTTGTCTCACCGTGGATGGAATATGCCAGAAGCAGTCATTGATAAGTTAAATAGTTTTGCATATGCCAATTATAACTATGCCCGAATAACTTCCAGTGGGGAAATTAGAGCATCAAGTAGCAATAGATGGGCGTTGTTAATAGCGATTCACGAAGCAAGACAATTGAAAAATATGATGGTATTTTACTATTACATTCGGGGTCGGAGGGATTGATGTCGGACACTTCTGCAAGATGGTTTGTAATTAGGCTTTCGCCTGATTTAGCTACTGGCGAGCTATTAAATATAGGCGTAGGGATTATTTATAACAAGCAGGTATTCACCAAAATAATACCTAATACAAAACCTTTTGAATTGTTGTACGGCGATCATGTCAAGGAAAACCTCAGCTTTTTGCTTGATTTATTAAAATCAAGCAGAGATAGCTTTTCAGCCCTTAAATCGATTTCTCCACATCTTTCTTTCAGTTCATTGAACTTTGTTGCTGGGGACAGTGTTGAGGGCATACTTGATAGATTATATAAAAGTATGATCCAGATCGATAGAAATTTAAATAATTAAACCGCTAGTATCTAGTTCAAGGATATACAAATGAATAATGTAACTTACACGCCTGTAAAAGCAGGTATTCATGTTGTTGTCTTCCGTACAGTCATGAAGAAAGAAAAAAGTAACCGAGCAAATGACTTAGGCCGCGGTAAATACAAATCTGTCAAAAAAGTTATCGCAGAAAAAACATTGGACGGATGGGAAGCAGCTTACGCGTGGAGTAATCAGTTTTTGGTGTAGGTGTGTTCTGACCCGCCCAGCGCGCAGGTGGCGGGATTAATAACAGCGCGCAGCACATAGTTAGTCCTCCTTTACTTCCGTATGTGCCGACTGACCGCCGTAAGCGGTCGTTATTCAAAACAAATTATCGAGATTGAAATGATTAAATGCACATACTGTGGCAACAACGCGGAGCTGGTTACTGGGGAAAGAATTTACCCACACCGGCCAGATTTATACGCTCTTAGCTTTTGGCTGTGTGCCCCCTGTGATGCGTATGTAGGCTGTCATAAAAAAGGCGCAAATGTCCCCGCAATTGGGGAAAGTGATGGCACATTACCGTTAGGCAGTCTTGCTAATGCTGAGTTAAGAATGTGGCGACAAGCTGCGCATTCCGTACTAGATCCGATCTGGAAATCTAAACAGATGGGACGAAGAGATGTTTACAGAAAGCTGGCAAAGCACTTAGGTATACGCTATAGACTGTGCCATATTAGCTTGTTTGGCATTGATAGATGCCAAAAAGCTATTGAATTTTTAAAAAAAGAATTTCCGGCCAGCTAATTGCTGGTGTTTTTATTGGAGCTTGAAAATGGGTAATGAAACTTTAGAGATTAAATATTTCCAAATTGGCGATGAGCCCAATATTTACATAGCTTATGATATAGAGAGTATAAAAGTATATCTTTTAAATTTAATAAACGAAAACATAAAAAACGGCAATGAATTCGGAAACGATTCCCTAGAAATGGTTGTAGAAGATATAAATGATGGCAAATATAAAGATGTTGGTTCAGATTATGAATATAACGACGATAATGGCGATAGCGTTAAAGTGTCTTGCCATTATCCCAAGGAGGTTGTAGAACAACTCGGAACAGATCAAGTACTTGTAATTGATTTAGAGGAGTGGTGA